GTTCCCATGATTGTTGAACAGGAACAAAATAGAAGCCTCATAACATCGGCATAATTGGAGTCATTAATGAAACGACAAGTCGTGATGCTTATGATCAAAGAATGGGAGAGAAGATATGGAACAGTCCGTAAAATCTAAGAACCAATGCATTCAATACGATGGGAAAGTCGTTTCCTTCCGAAGAATGCATGACGGACAGCGTTTCATCGCTGTTCGGAAACGGATAAAGGTAAAGGATTTTTGCCCACTCTGCAAAAAGAGGTTCTTGCCGGAAAACACAACCTCTGTTTCTCTGGTGATAAGTAATCAAGCCGGGGTTCCCAACCGCTTTGTACACGATGAATGTTTGGAAGACAAGACTTTGGAGTATGCTTTTCGATTGATCGCAGAGGATTGGAAGGAAGCTCAACGGTATCAAGATTGGTTTTAATTGTATAGAGGATTCGATGAAACGACAAGTCATCATGCTTATGAGCGGACAGGCTCACCTTCCATATCTTGCGGTGTGTCTACATACACTGAGAAATCATTGGGATGGGTCTATCCGTGTGTTTGCCTGGCCGGAGTCGATCGACATCGTTCGAGAGATTGCAAAAGACGAGAGATTGGGTATCGAGTGCGAGTTGAGAGATCCGGCGTATCGGGCAAGACGCGACGAGAGAATCCGACCCATGTCCGTCGGGACGCTCTTTGGCCTTGGCGAAGGATGCGGACTGGCTTGGAGTCACTTGGCTACGCTGTGCTCCCCTTCCGACTCCGGGCGTGTTGTGTTGGGGCTGACCACCAACGGGATCGATTGTTTCTGTTCGCCGAATTGGTACACGCCAACAGCAACGGATTGGAAGGGCGGGACAGAGAAAGATCGCCGAGATGGGGGCAATCGTTCAGCATTCCGGCACCAATACCGAAGGCGAACTGGCTACCGATACCCCGACCCAGCGGTTACAGAAGCCGTGATGGGATTCCCGGCGGGGTGGACCGACTTAGATGTCTCGGCAACGCCGTAGTGCCACAAGTGGCGGAGTGGATCGGAAAACAGATCGTGATGTTTGAAAATAACCTTTACTGAAATCCCCTTTTCTATTATACTACTTCTAATGGTTCCGGCAGTTCCACAAAATGATAGCCCTGCTTGCGTGTGGCATCTTCCTGCCGGAACCGCCCACGCTTGCAGGGTTTCTTTTGGGAGTGGTGTGATGGGTGTTGTTTATCTTGCTACAAACAAGGTGAACGGAAAGAGGTACGTGGGGAAGACGGTCCACACGATGAAAGTAAGAAGGAGCTGTCATGAATCATATGCAAAGGCCGGTGTTTCCTACTATCTCTGCCGTGCTCTTCGCAAATACGGATTTAAGAATTTTGAGTGGAAGGTCGTCATTGAAACGGATGACGAAGATGAATTGAACGAGGTGGAGATGCTTTTGATTCGGAGATGGGGAACAAAGGCTCCGAACGGATATAACATGACGGATGGTGGAGAAGGTGAAGGAGGAAGGAAGCAATCATTAGAAGAGATAAGTAAGAGAGTTGCTAAGATCATAGGGAGGAAGAATACTCAACAGACGATAGATCGGATGGCAAGGAAAGCGAGAGGAGAAAGCAACAGTCAAGCTATTCTTACAGAGAGAATAGTTCTCAAGATGAGAGAACTGAGGAGGAAAAGATGGAAGGTAAAAGATATTGCGGAAATATTTGAAGTTCCGTACTCAACGGCCGTTTGCGTTATCAATGGAGATGCTTGGCCCCATCTACCTGGAGCAATAAAATCATGGCGAGCAAGAAAGTCATTTGCCTCTTGATGAGTGGCGAAGCACATTTACCGTATCTTACGGTATCCCTCTACACACTCCGGAAGCATTGGAGAGGCCGAATCAAAGTATTCGCTTGGCCAGAATCAATAGACATTGTGCGAGAGATTGCCAAGGACAAACGGCTGTCAATTCAAACAGAAGAGAGCGATCCTGCTTATCGTGCACGAAGAGATGAAGGACGTCAAGGGAAAAATAATCAATTTATTCACAAAATCAGATTGCTTCGGTCGTTGACAGACGTCGACATCGTTCTCTACCTTGACGCCGACACCTCCGTCCACGGCAACTTGATGCCGTTGTTTCGAGCGGCCAAACAATATGGTTTTTGTGCCACACGGTTCTCCTCTTGGCAGACCAACGGCAGCGTGATTCAGGCCAGAGTGAAACGTCTCCGAGAGTTCGACAAGATCGATCAGAAGTGCGTCGAGGAGATTTTATCCATCCCCTGGCCGAGCGTGAACGGCGGTGTGCTGGCGGTGAGGCCGGATTCTCCGGTGTTGAAGACCTGGGAGGAATGGACTTGGGAGGCGAGGCACATCTTCATTGCCGACGAGGCAGTCCTTCATGCCCTCCTACCGCGGTACGTGCCGACGAGACAGATGACGGTGTGGCCGGACGGTCGGTTCAACTGCTCGTGCAATCGGAAGTGGTTGCCCGAGAAAATGAACGAGGCCAGCGTCATTATTTGGCATTTTCACGGGGATTCTGCCGTCCGTCCTCTGAAGATGAACGGTGAAGGTTATCGGCGTTGGTGGCCGATGTGGCAGGAGTGTCTGGAAAAGAACGTCGGCGGTTGTCGGGATTGGCAGCCGAGCGAGGCCAACGGATGGTTGGGCAACAAGTGGTTTGCGGAGTTGGCGAAAGGAAAATGAGATGAATCCTGAAGATTCAGAGTTTTTTGGTTGTCGATTGGACACACCAGAACGGTTCAGTGATGAAAAAGGAACGCCTGATTATTGGCAACGTGCTGTCAATGAATTTTGGGCATCGACGAATTTCGATACAGATGAATTTGATCTACGGGCGATTGTTAATTGGTTCGATGATTATAGACAACAAAAGTTGGGGAAGGGAGAAACTAAATGAAACGACCCTTGACCTATCTCAAAGCCCTCTTCCCCTGGCCCGTCGACAAGCCGAACGTTCCCCCGCGTCGGGAGCGGTGGTTCAGCAAGCAAAAGCAGATCCTCCTCCGCAAGGTCGTTCCGCGAGACGCTAAACTCGTCGTCGAGTTGGGCTCTTGGTACGGGGATTCGACGAAGTGGTTTCTGCAACACTGTCCGAACGCCACGGTCGTTGCCGTGGACACCTGGCTCGGGAGTGCCGAGCACCTGATCAAAAAGCGGGCGGTGCTGAAGACACTGTACGAAACGTTTCTGGTCAACTGTTGGGAGCACAGAAGTCGGCTGGTTCCGTTTCGCAACACGTCGCTCGCAGCGTTGAACTTTCTGAGCGGTCTGCGGTTGAAACCGGACGTCATGTATTTCGATAGCGACCACAGCTATTGGGGTCTATTAGCAGAATTAGAGACTGCCCAGACTTTATTTCCTAAAGCTATCTTCATCGGAGACGATTATACTGGGGGTTCAATACTAACATCTATCGCAGAATTTACCCGATATCAGCGTTTTGGGCAATGTCGTGGATGGAAAGTAGAACATCAACACGATTCGTGGCACATCGTAAAGGAATCGAAATGAGAAGACACGAACGATCGCTAGTTCGAGTTCTCAGGGAGAATTTGGGCGAGGATGTGAAATATGGAATCGAGGTGGGAGTATGGAAGGGGGGACTTTCTGCTGCTCTCCTTCGTAGTTTCCCAGACTTAAGGACAGACAATGGCTTGTGGTTGGGGATGGTCGATCTGTGGGGAGTGCCAGAAGGCAAGGCATCGATGCACGACAAGGATAACAACGAAGAGGCCATGCAGCAAGCGAAGCAAGTAGCCATAGAAGCGACGAAGTTCGCCGAAAACAGGAGGATGCTTTTTCAAGACGACAGCATCCATGCCGCGGCACAATGGGAAGACTGTGGTCTTGACTTCGTCTTCGTCGATGCTGATCACTATTACGAAAGCGTCAAGGCAGACGTCGAAGCTTGGTGGCCGAAGGTGCGGAAGGATGGAATCTTGGCCGGACACGATTACAACGGGCAGGGAGATCGGCGGAAGGGATGGGGGGTGAAGCGTGCGACTGACGAATTCATCGGAGCGTTGGGATTGAAGGTGAACGTGGAGCCGGGACTCGTTTGGTGGGTAAAGAAGGAGAGTTGAATGACAACGCCTGGAATCTATCCGATGCGGCTTCAGAAAAAGAAGCAAGCTCAGTATGCACGGCAGAACCCGAAGGAAGGGACCGAAGGGCTCATCCGTGCCGTCCTGGCCGTGGTTCCAAAGGACGAAGCAATTATCGATCTGGGAGCAGGTACCGGTCGTCACGTCAAGAGACTCAGAGAGGAAGGATACGAGTGCATCGGAGTTGATGGGACTCCTGATATTCGTTCATTGTCGAACGGTTGTGTGTACGAATATGATTTGACAGGAGATCGGTTGCCCGGCGGTCATTGGGACTGGGCCCTCTTCTACGACGTCGGTGAGCACGTGCCGAGGGAACACGAACAGCGGTTGATCGACAACATCTGCAAGATCCCGCGGAAGGGAATGATCATCAGTTGGGGCTATCCGCACGAGCGGGGATGGAACCACGTCAACTGTCGGACTCAGGTCTACGTCGCCTGCGAGTTTGCCAAGCGGGGATTTTGGCCGGACGATGAATTGACTCAGATTGCCAGAGACGCATCGAAGTTTCCGAAGCATCACATACGGTTGTTCGTGGCGAGAAAAAGGGGAAATGATGAAATTGGTGCATGATGACGGCAAGGTGCCTTCGATCTTTTTTCCAGCCGGGACGCCAGCCAAGGGCGGTACATGCGAGTTTGCGACTCCGATGTGTTTGGAGCGATGCCCGAGCGATGTCAGACCGAATGCTCTTGAACAATGGATATACGTGCAATTCAGAGAACAGCGTGCAGATGAACTGGCCCGCACCATCTTTATGGAATTGCTCGATCGTAATAAGTTATTCCTGCAATGGTTCGCTTGGGGCGATTGTCCTGCGGCCCTGACGGAGAAGGTGGCATGGATAATCGGGCAATTAAAGGAAGAGAACGTGACGCAGTGTGGGTTCACCCGAAACGATCCCCTCTGGAGAAAAGTTAAGGGCATAACCCGTATCGGATTGACCGTCGAAGACCAGGACAAGGTGGTGGACTACTGCAAGGCCTATGGTGTAGTTGGAAAACCTGACTACGAAACGGGGAAGGTACATATCTACTATGGCATTGAGCGTGTCGAAGTAGGTACGACCAAGATGCGTGGAGCGTACCGAGGCGGATGTGGAGGAGTGTGGGTGGAAGACCATGAGTACGAAAAGGCGGATTATGAAACACGGCCCTCTCACGTATTCGAGGCAAGTTGTGAACTCTGTGCTGAGCACAGACGAGGGTGCTTTGCTTACGAGCTCGTGAAAGCTATCGAGGACAGTGGGTAGATAAATATGAGGAAGAGATGAAACAAATCCAGTTCGCCTCTTACTTTTCCAGATTGTCCGTGTCGTTGGCAACGGGAGCAGCAGAACGGATAGGAATAGTATAATGGGTTGTATTTATTTGGTCAGAAACAAAGTGAATATGAAAGGATATATTGGCTGTACTAACTTTACTTTGGAGAGACGGAGATTAGAGCATGAAAAATCAGCAGGAAATGGATCGAAAACTGCATTTCATCGTGCTCTTCGTAAGTATGGCCCTGACGCTTTTGAGTGGAAGGTGATTATGAAGTGCGAAGATGAGAATGACTTGAATGAATCAGAGATTGCTTCGATTGCTACTTTAGGAACGAAGACTCCTAATGGATACAATATGACTGATGGAGGGGAAGGAATTATAGGTTATATTTTTTCAATAGAAGATAGGTGGAAAATGAGTCAAGCTCAAAAAGGCAATCAAAATGCTAAAGGCATCCGTTCAGTAGAAGCAAAACAGAAAATGAGTGAGGCAAGGAAAGGCAAAACCCTTTCGGTGGAAATAAGACGGAAAATAAGTGAAGCTGGGAGAGGCAGAATTCGTTCATTGGAAAGTAGGAAGAGGACCAGTAATAGTATGAAGGGCAATCAGAATACCAAAGGGCTCATCCACTCAGCAGAAACAAGACGGAAGATAAGTAAAGCTATGGGAGGCAATCAAAATGCTAGACGTTCCTCTACTAGATAGGAAAATAAAATCAATATCAATGATGAAAGGAATAGTACTATAATGAAGCAAATACAATTTGCCAACTACGCTACCTACATCGCGGCACAGAAACACACGATACTGAAGCGGGGACTCGGCCCGTATTTCTGTGACATTGAGATACTGCGGATAGCAAGATGGATCGGGCAGAACGGCGTACTTCCGATACGTTTGGGAGTCTGCCACGGAGCGAGGAACGGACAAGAGTGCAACGAGCTGATGAAACACTTTCCACACGCTCGCATATTCGGCACCGATCTGTTTCCTTTCAGCGGCAAGAGTATCATAACGAGGGGAAAGGCAGCGGTATACGAGTGGGATTTCAACAAGCCGAATCGCAAGTGGGTGGGTGCCTTCGATCTCGTGTACACGAACAGCTTAGATCACTCGGACGATCCAGAGGCGTCGTTGAAAATCTGGTTGAATCAGTTGAAGCCGAAAGGAGTACTATTCGTTCAGTGGAATCGATCCGACATGGATGTGAAAGGTGGTGATTGCTTCGGAGCGACACCGCTAGAATACATCGATTTGTTGAACGCGGTGGGAAGGGTGATTGATCTCATCTATGTGAGGACTGAATGGCAGCGGGGAAATCCGTTGCGGAGGCACGGGCTGGAGTGCATCGTTTTCGTCGTGCAAAAAAAGGGGTGATTGTATGTTGGCTGTCCTTTATACACGGCCGTTGGATACAGAGAAGTGGGTCAAGCGGACGACGGGCTTCCACGTCTATGCCACCTATTTTTATGATGATGTTTCTGTAGTTTTTCAGAAACAGACGTGGCTGTTGAAAAAGGGAAGAGTTTACGATTCGGTCGAGCATGCAACGAGGTTTATGCGAGCCTACGCATTGCACAATCAGAGGAGATTTGAAGGTGTTTGTATATTCAGAAAACCGACGGTCGAAGTATGATCAACAGTAAAGGGGAACCACGCCATGTCGATCGATTACGGATTGTTTCAATTTGCCTCCCCGCCGAGAACGGGAGTCACTTGGACGATGGAGGCGTGCCGGTTGGCCGGTCTTTCTCCGTCAGGCCTTTCCGAATCGGCTCAAGTCAGAGCAGCTTGGATTCCTTTTCCGACGAGAGAAAACGATCCAGCGTATCACTTAACACGCGTTTCTTTCGTTCGACATCCCTGTCACTGGTTGAGGAGCGTATACGATTCGCTCGTGGCCGCTTCTCCTCCGGGAGGCGTGGGAGTTCCTCAAATGCAGCCCGTTCCGGTGACGACGTTCCGAAGAGATTCCTTCGCTCCCTTTGTTCGTGACTACCTGGCAAAGGCTTCCGGTACCATCAGCAAGATGTTCGATTCCTACGGGAGCGACGTCCGCTTGCGTTTGGAGGACATGCCTTGGGCTCTCGTCGAGTTGTTCGAGTCGTTGGGAGTGCCCAAGGCAATGCAAGATCGAGTGATTGAACTAGAAAAGCAGAAGGTGTCTCCACAGATTTCAAAATGGGAGCCACACCTGTTTCAACGGGTGCTCGAATCCGAAGCTGTGTTCTGTGCGGATCTCGACTACTATTGAACGGGGAGCAGATGATGAGTCGAAGCACTGTTCTCGGAAGCAGAAAGACGTCGATCATCATTCCAACTAGGATGGAAAGCGAGCGGTTGCCGGGAAAGCCGATGCTGACGGCCGCGGGAAAACCTCTCGTGCATTGGACGTATCTCCAAGCCAAAAAGACAGACGCCGACTACGTGGTCGTGGCCACGAACAGCCGGGAGGTCGCTCAATACTGTCAGGAAAACAAGTTGTCGTGGAAGGCGACGAGCGACAGGCACCCGAACGGAACGTCCAGGTGCATGGAGGTGTTTTCTCGGATGAAACCCTGGATGAGGGAGGCCGTCAAAACGATCATCAACTGGCAGGTCGACGAGCCGTTGATTCCTCCGGGCAACGTCGACCGTCTGCTTTGTCAGAGAGTGGGAACGATCGGGACATTGGTCTGTCCGAACCGTCCTGAAGAAGACGATTGCAATCAAGTCAAGGTGGTGTATTCTCAGAACAAGTGCCATTGGTTCTCGCGTGCTCCGATGGCCGGAGCCGGCATACACGTCGGCATCTACGCTTTCTGTCCCGCTCTGCTGCAAATGGTGTCGCTGATGGAAGTGTCGAAGTATGCGGAGGAAGAGAAACTCGAACAACTGACCTGGGTGGAGGGGGGTTTTGTCGTTCATCCGATCGAGATCGAAACGCTTCCTCTGTCGATCAACTCGGCGGAGGATTGGGAGAAGTTCAAAACGATGAAAGAAAGCGAAAGAGGTGAATAATGACCGAACGCATTGATTACGACGACGATCCGGCCGGCACGGCGGCCGTTAAGTGGCTCAAGACTCCCGCCGGACGGGTCGCCGCTCCGGACGGGCTGCCGGGTTTCCGTGGACGAGCTATCTATGAGGCATTTCGTTGCGGGTATATCATCGGAAACAAAAGCACCCGGGAGGCTGCCAAAAAAGCAACAAAGGAAGGAGAACAGGATGCCCCTGGTTGAATTGGTCGTGCATTGCTACGCTGCTGAGTTGCTTCACTATGCTCAAGCCTTGGTGTATCAAGTCAGCAGTCTCGTTTTGCACAGACCTAAGAAATGCGGCGTGAAATTGACCGTCTGCTACTGTATGGATGATTTAGTCACTAGCAAGTTTCTCTCCGATTGGATGGAATTGTCTTATCATACGGATGGAACCTATATAGACACTATTTGCTTCGATCGGACCCGCATTGGAAGAAGGGCAATCGGAAGAAACTTTGCAGCCAAGGCAACCAAGGCCGACTTTGTTTGGTTCGCCGACGTCGATCAGGTGTTTCGAGACGGAGTGTTGGATCGGCTCGTCGAGCTGGAATGGCCCTAAGATGCCGTGATGATCTATCCACAGAACATCATGATTCATCGGGACCACAAGACGGGGGACGAAAGAACCTCGGCCGTCGATCTGGACAATCCCTTGGCTGTTGACATCGATCCTTCGGAGTTCATTCCCAAGCGGTATCGAAAGGCGATCGGCGGAGTTCAAATCGTTAAGGGGGATTTTGCTCGGAAGCACGGATATCTTGATGGGGATAACAAGTGGCAGCGGCCGACGGACGAGCCCTTCGGCGACTTTCGGGATGACATCGCCTACCGCAACTTCTGTTTGCAGCACGGAAAGATCGTGGGGGTTGATCTGCCGGGGATGTTTCGACTCCGGCACAGCCGCACAACTTATCAGTAAGTAAGTACGACATGTAATAAGGAGAACGAAATGGGAGTGGTGTCAGAACGTGTACAAGTCGAAGCATCGAAATTCGACAGATTGGTACTTCCGGAGGGAGATGTGGAATTAAGGTATCCAAAACCTTTGACCGTGTCCAGTTATTACTCACTGCAATACTGGATGAAAGCAATGCTGAAGAAAATGTGGAATGAAATACCACCGACAATGGAATGAAATACCACCGACATCGGGGAGTTGAATAATGTGGATCAAACGATTGATCCGACGAGTCAAGATGTTCTTCCGTCCGCCGCCGAGTATGTATCTTGACTGCCGCGTCGGAGGTAAGCGGGAGCATTTCTACATCCACGATTCGGTCGGATTCTCGCTCAAGGGATTTTCCGACTCCGGCGATCGAATCGTCCGAAAACAGGACACAGTGAAGCCCGAGCATTGGCAGCGGATCTGGGACCACTTGAATCCGACCGCAGTGCTGACGTGGGTATCCGAGCCCGACGATTCAGTCAGATCGGACCATGCCCGGTAGAGGGCAGGCTACTCTTCTCCCGTCCCCCTCTGGCCCCCTGGCTGCCCCCAGGACGGGCGATCGGGAGGGGGTCAGTATGCTAAG